GGGAGGTATTACGCCAAGCCAGAACTCATGCGGGCCGCATGCTACCCGCTGAAGCTAGACATCGTTGGAAATCAGGACGTAGTCAAGTGGCTCGCCGAATGCGCGAGAGCGGGACTCGTAAGGACGTACACGGTGGACGGCAAGGATTATCTGGAGTTGGCGGACTTCAAACAGCAGGTGCGGGCAAAGGATAGCAAGTTCCCGCAGATGTTAGGCACATGCGTAGCAGATGCTACGCACACGCATAGCAGTAGCACAGCATCTGCGCACTTAGACGTAGTCGGAGACGGAGTCGAAGGCGATACCGTGCGCGCGACCCCGGGATTCGAGCGTTTCTGGGCGGCATGGCCCTCTGGAGAGCGCAAGCAAGCCAAGGGTCGATGCCTGGAGGTCTGGAAGCGCCATTCCTGCGAGGCTGACGTTGAGGCGATCGTATCCCACGTCTACGCCATGCAGGGATCGAAGGACTGGAAGGAAGGCTTCATCCCAGCGCCTCTTGTCTACCTCAACCAGAAGCGCTGGCAGGGTGCCGACTCCAAGCCGAAGGTCAGGAAGGTGGCGCTGTGATCGTCCAGCCATCTTCCATCGCGCTCGACCTACAACGCCTCTACAAGGCCGGCGGTCTTCCGCGCGGCGAGTCGACCGGCTTCCGGGATCTCGACGCCCTCTACACGGTCGCGACCGGGCAGTGGACCGTCGTCACCGGATGGCCGGGCTCGGGCAAGAGCGAATTGCTCGACGCGATCCTCGTGAACCTGGCGAAGACCGGGAAGTGGAAGTTCGTCATCTACTCGCCGGAGAACTGGCCGCTCGAGCTCCACGTCGCCCACATCATCGAGAAGTACCTCGGCATGCCTTTCAATCCGGGCCCGACGCAACGCCTGAACGAGGACGACCTCGAATCTGCGCTCGCCTGGATGGACGGCAAGTTCATGTTCGCCAAGCCTGACAGACCGGACATCGCGTCTATCCTAGACGAGGCCGCGAAGCTGGTGTCGGACGGCGGCGGCTGGAAACTCGGAGTCGTCGTCGACCCGTGGAATCAGCTGGAACACCACCGGCCGCGTCACCTGAGCGAGACCGAGTACATATCGCAGACGCTGACGTGGGTCATCGACTGGGTGCGGCAGGCGAATTGCCACCTGTGGATGGTCGCGCACCCCACGAAGCTGCAGCGCATGAAAGACGGCGCGCTCCCGATCCCAACGCTGCACGACATATCGGGCGGCGCGCACTGGTGGAACAAGTCCGACAACGGTTTCTGCGTCCACCGCAATCAGGCCGAAGGCTCGCCCGAGGTCGAGGTGCACGTCCAGAAGGTCAGGTTTCGCCACATCGGCCACGCCGGTCTGACGTCGTTGCTCTACAACCGCGTCACCGGCCAGTTCCGAGACGCGCCGAAAACTTCCGATTTCTCCTATGCCGAGCGATGACCAAATGCCTGTGCCCGCAATGTACGCCGAGTCCATCACCCACCTATACCGAAGCATGGAGGGCGAAATGCGAGGCGCGGCATCTGGCTCGCTTTACGTCGGACGAGGAGCGAGCGCAGTACATCGCCGAAGTGAGGTCTCGAAGAGGAGAAACAGCAGCCATGGCTTTACGGAAGCTGGCCTGGTCGGAGATCAAGTCCACATCCCAGCCGAATGCCAAGGACCCCTTGCCTTGATCGCCGCCGTGATGGAAAGCGCAGTCTACGAATTCCGCAAGGCGCGCAGCGATTCCATGCGGCACGGAACAGATTCAGAAGACGAGCGCTTCAAGACCGGCAATCGGTCGGCCCGGCACAGTTACAGCGGGCGCTGGATCTTCGGGGAGGGTGCGCGCCCATTCGGGTTCAACTGGTGCTGCTCAGTTCTTGACTTGCATCCCGAGCGCGTGCGCGACGCACTGCTCAATCGCCGCACATTCCGCGGCAAGTACGCCGTGAAACTGAAGGCGCATAACTCATGACCTATGCGCGCCGAGTAGACGGCAACCATAGCCTCATCAAGACGGCGTTCCTCCAGATGGGCTGTTCCGTGGCGGACTTCGCGCGCCTGGGCGGAGGCGTGCCAGACCTTCTCGTCGGCATCCCGGGCATGAACATGCTCGTCGAGGTGAAGAGCAAGAGCGGGAAGTTGACCCCAGAGCAGGCGAAGTTCCACGCCGAGTGGAAAGGCCCCAAGGCGGTCGTGCGGACCGTTCAAGAAGCCGCCGAGCTCGTCGGGAAGATGGGCGAGTGGGCGAGGCGGAAGGCGTGAGCGTCCGCATTCTTCAAGGCGATTGCGGCGACGTGCTCAAGACGCTGCCTGACGAGAGCGTGAACTGCATCGTCACGTCGCCGCCGTACTGGCGCCAGCGCGATTACGGTGTTGCCGGGCAGCTGGGACTCGAAACGACGCCGGAGGAATACATCGACAAACTCGTGGCGATCTTCGCCGAGTGCCGCCGTGTCCTACGCATGGACGGGACCTGCTGGGTCAACCTCGGCGACAAGTGGGCGAGCGGAGGCAACAGTGGTGGCGGTTCGTTCATGGAGGAACGCGCCGAGGCATGGGCGCACGTCAAGCAGAACAAGGGCTGGCGCTCTCCGCCGACCGGCTACAAGGACAAGGATTTGGTCGGTCTGCCGTGGATGTTCGCCTTCGCAGCGCGCGCTGGCTTTGCGCGTTGCGATGGCTGCGACATGGAGTTGCGTGGAGATTTATGGCCGGTGTGGAATGGTCATCGGGTCTGCGTGGCGTGCGAGCGCGCAGGCAAGCAAGGCACACACGTCATCCAGTCTCAAGAAGGCTGGTATCTCAGGCAATGCAACATCTGGGCGAAACCGAACTGCATGCCAGAGTCGGTCATGGATCGTTCAACGGCCGCGCATGAGTACGTTTTCCAACTCACCAAGAACAACGACTACTGGTACGACGCCGAGGCCGCGAGGACACCAGCCGCGCCGTCAAGCGAGACGCGCCTAGCGCAGAACGTAGACGCGCAAGCTGGCAGCTTGCGCGCGAACGCTGGCGGTAAAACGAACGGTCCTATGAAGGCCGTAGCGCGCACCGACAAGCAGCGCGGCCATACGCGCAAGCACGCTGGTTTCAACGACCGATGGGATGCGATGCCGGTAGCCGAGCAGTGTGCGATGGGCGCGAACCTACGCTCGGTCTGGTGGATCTCGCCAGCGCAATACCGCGAAGGCCACTACGCCGTTATGCCTGCTGCGCTCGCCGAAATCTGCATCGCGGCAGGCTGCCCGGATGGCGGCACGGTGCTTGATCCGTTCGGGGGCGCTGGCACGACGGGCCTCGTAGCCGACCGCCTAGGCCGAGACGCCATCCTGATCGAACTCAACCCAATGTATGCCGACATGGCACGCAAACGCATCGTCGGGGACGCGCCGTTGTTCGCTGAAGTCGCATGAGCGCCGTCATCCTCGTCAAAAACCCACAAGGCAAGCTCGAAGGCCTCGGCCAGAAGGGCGCCAAGACCTACGCCAAGTTCCGCGCCGCCGTCGACGCCCTCGAGATCGGCGAGACGCTGCAGTTCGACTACAAGGTGCCGCGGGCGCCGAAGTTCCACCGGCTGCACTTTGCCGGCCTGATCCATCCGCTCTTCGAGGCTCAAGAACAGTTCGCCGACGAGACGCAACTGCGCAAGTGGCTGGAGGTCGGGGCAGGGCACTGCGACTTCGTCCCGGGCCCGAAAGGTCAGATGGTCGCGCTGCCCAGAAGCATCGACTACGCCAGCTTGGACGACGTCGCGTTCGGCGAGGTCCACGAGGCTTGCAAGGCGTTCATGCGGACCGAGCACTGCCGTCGGTTCCTGTGGCCGCACCTGACGTCCGAGCAGACCGAAGAGACGATCGAGACGATCCTCATGGGGGTAGAGCAGTGATGCCTGGAGTGTACATCATCAAGAACACGTTGAACGGACGCGTGTATGTGGGAAGCGCCGTTCAACCATCGCGGAGGTGGAGAGAACACCAAAGCGGACTCCACCGCCGCACTCACCGTAATGAGAAATTGCAGCATGCGTGGAATAAATACGGCGCCGCATCTTTCGTTTTTGTGGTTATCGAGAATGTAGAGTCACCAACGGATTTGCTGGAGCGCGAGCAGCATTGGATAGACGCACTGTCCGCGGCGTCTCGCGACAATTACAACATCCTTCCAATCGCCGGCAATAGGCTCGGAGCTAAAGCGTCTCCCGAAACCATCGAGAAGCTACGCCTGTCCCACATAGGCCAGATCAGGTCTAGGGAAGCTAGCGCGAGAGCGGCGGCTTCCAATCGTGGAAAAAAGAGGACGCCAGAGCAGCGAGAAAGAATTGCCGCATCTAGAAGGGGTAAGCCGTTCACTGACGAGCACCGCAGGCGCATCGGCGAAGCTGGTCTAGGCCGTGAAGTATCCGTCGAAACGCGGCAAAAGATTTCGGCTTTCAACAAAGGCAAAATTCTTTCCCAAGAACATCGGGAAAAAATTGCAGCCTCGAAAACCGGACTGACAATCCCTCCAGCAGTGCGCGCGAAGATTTCTGCCACGAAACTCCGGCGAGCGAGTCTCCATGATTGAAAGAGGCACGCATAGAAACAGGGCGCTTCTCGACGTCGCCCACGAGGCGCCGTGCATGCTGGGGATCGCCGCTATGAACTGCAGCGAAAACCCTTCGGTGCCTTGCCACTCAGACATGCTCCGCCATGGTCGCGGGGTCGGGCACAAGAGCCACGACTGCTTCGCAGTGCCGGGGTGTCCTGCGTGCCACTCCATTTTTACTCGTAAGCACCTCGGTACGCCAATGTACGAGGCGACGTGGCAACAAGCGAACGAACGCTTTCAGGTCTGGCTCTGGAGGAACGGAAAGGTGAGAGTC